GTCGTATCGATGCCGATGTAGGTGACCCGGTAGCGCCGGGTCAGCGCCTCGATCTGACCGGCCTGCGCCTCAAAGTCGAGGCCGTGCCACTGGAACCGCTCGAGCACGCGGAACTTTCCGCCCGGATACTTCGGCGGCGCCACGACGACACAGCCAGCGCTGTCGCCCGTGTGCGAGGGGTCATAGCCGATCCAGACGTCCTCGTCGCCGAATGGGCGCAGATACAGCGGCTTGAAGTCGTCCCACACTTCCCACGTATCGACCATGCAGGGCTGCAGCGCCGACAGCGGAAACACCGACAGCGAGTCGTCGATGAACTGACACAGCAGCAGGTTCGCGTATTCGTCGGCGCTGTATTCGAGTTTCAGGCGCTCGAGGTCGAACAGGTTGCAGCCACCGCGCACGGCGTCCTCGACGGTCACGATCTGCCGCCATTGGCCGTCGCCGCACGCGCGCCCCGCCGCGAGAGAGGCATTCGAGATGTCGACCGACACGCGCTGATCCTTCGGGCGGCCGCGGTTGAACAGCGCGCCGGACCAGAACGGATATGCGTCGTGTGCGAGGCTCGACGGCGTCGAAAAATACGTCTGGCGCCACTGCGAGTGGATCGCCATGCCCGACGCGACCTTGCGCAGGTCCTGAAAGCGCGGCACCCAGAAGTACTCGTCGAAATACAGGTTGCCGTGGTAGCTCTGCGCGGTGCGCGCGTTCGTGCCGAGGAAGTACAGCGTTGCGCCATTCGGTAGCACGATTGGGTCGCCCTTCAGCTCAACGCCCACCGTATCTTTCGCGAACTGGACGATGTACTGACGGAACACGTGCGCCTGCGCCTTGCTGGCCGACAGGAAGATCTGATTGCGGCCGGTGTTCAGCGCGTCGAGCAATGCCTCACGCGCGAAGTACCAGGTCGCGCCGATCTGCCGGCTCTTCAGGATGTTGCGGATTCGTTCCTTGAATCCCGCGCGATACCACGTGCGCTGATAGTCGAAGATCGATTCGAGGAATGCATCGTTCAGCTTCTCGATCTGCTCGTCGGTGAACGCGTTGCGCTCGTCCGCGCTGCGCGACCGTCTCGTCCCGCCCGCGCTCCCGCATTGGCTCACCTTCGCGTCGTTCGCCGGGCGCGTGCGCAGCCGGTCGAGCTGACGCGTCAGCAGGTCAATCTCTTTGAAGTCGCGCCCTTCTTTCTTCTCCTTCACGACGAGCCGAATCAGCTGCGCCTCCATCGACAGCGCGACGCGATCGACCGGCTCGGTCTCGTCCCATCTATCGCGCCGCTTCCAGCTGTACAGCGTGGCCGGCTTCTCACCGAGCATGTCGGCGATGCGCGCGATGCGATAGCCCTGCCAGTAGAGATCACGTGCGCGTCGGCGTGGATCAACGTCAGATGAATCAGTGAGAAGTGCAGTCATGCGGCAAGGCTACCGACGCGCGCGCGCGAGCCCTACTGTCAGCGGTTGTACTAGTTGCGCACACAACCGCTGTTCATTGCGACGCCATCGCGAACTGCCGACACTGGAATCCCTGAATACAGCACCCTGCCCTCTTAGAGGTTTCGCACATGGCACAGGACACGAAGAAGACGAAGTTTTTCCGGATCGCGACCGAAGGCGCGACCACGGACGGTCGCACGATCGATCGCGCGATGCTCGAACAAATGGCCCGCTCGTACGATCCCGCGGTGTACGGCGCGCGCATCAACATGGAACACATTCGCGGGCTTTATCCCGATGGCGCGTTTCGCTCGTATGGCGACGTGATTGCGCTGAAGGCCGAAGAGCAGGACGGCAAGATGCGTCTGCTCGCGCAGCTCTCGCCGACCAAGGATCTGATCGCGATGACCACCGAGCAGCGGCAGAAGGTCTACACGTCGATGGAGGTCGACCCCGACTTCGCGGGCACCGGCGAGGCATATCTGGTTGGTCTGGCCGTCACGGACAACCCGGCGAGCCTCGGCACCGAGATGCTCGCTTTCAGCGCGAAGAACCGTGCGTTCGACACGCGCAAGCTGCGCCCGGAAAACCTCTTCAGCGCCGCGGTGGAAGCCGACATCGAGCTTGAGGACGACGCCCCGACGCGCGCAGGCGACGCCGCGCGTTCGCTGTTCTCCAAGGTCCGCAGCCTGCTCAATCGCAAGGAAGCGTCCGACGATCAGCGCTTCTCCGATCTCTCGCAGTCGGTCGTGGCGGTCGCCGAAAGCCAGAGCCAGGTGCTCGATCAGGTCGAGCGGTTCAGCAACGAGCTGGCCGATGTGAAGCGCGCGCTGAAAAACGCTGAAGCGCGCCATTCCGATCTGGTGCAGAAGCTCTCGCGCACCGATAGCGATCGGCAGCAACGGCCGACGTCGACGGGCGGCGACAACGCCGTGCTGACCGACTGCTGATCGACCTCACCACCCATTTTCGTAAAACGGAGAATCCATGCGGAACGACACCCGCGCGCTATATAACCGCTACGTCGAGCGTATTGAACAACTGAACGGCATCAGCGATGCGACGAAGAAGTTTTCCGTCGTGCCCAGCGTGCAGCAAACGCTCGAAACGAAAATTCAGGAATCGAGCGCATTCCTCTCTCGGATCAACATCCACGGCGTCGAGGAAATGGAAGGCGACAAGATCGGCCTCGGTGTGTCCGGCCCGATCGCGAGCCGCACCGATACGACCAAGCGCGCGCGTGAGACACGCGACGTCTCGGCGCTCGACAACCAGAAGTACCGCTGCGAGAAGACGAACTACGACACCCATATTCGCTACCAACAGCTCGACGCGTGGGCGAAGTTTCCGGACTTCCAGGCGCGTGTGCGCGATTCGATCATTGTGCGCCAGGCGCTCGACCGCATCATGATCGGCTGGAACGGCGAGCGCGTCGCAGCCGACACCGATCTCGTGGCGAATCCGCTGCTGCAGGACGTGAACATCGGCTGGCTGCAGCAGTATCGGAACAACGCGAAGGAACGCGTGTTCTCCGGTGCCAAGGTCGGCAAGGGCGAGGAATTCAAGAACCTCGACGCCGTCGTCACGCTCGCGCGCAACGAGTTCCTCGACCCGTGGTACGCGGAAGACCCGAATCTCGTCGTGATCTGTGGGCGCGAGCTGCTGCAGGACAAGTATTTCCCGCTCATCAACCAGGCGCAGCCGTCGACCGAAACGCTCGCGACCGACATCGTCGTGTCGCAGAAGCGACTCGGCAACCTGCCGGCCGTCACCGTCCCGTACTTTCCGGCTCACGCGCTGATGGTCACGCGACTGGACAACCTGTCGATTTACTGGCAAATCAGCGCGCGCCGGCGCTCGCTGAAGGAAGTTCCCGAGCGCGATCGCGTCGAAAACTACGAAAGCTCGAACGATGCGTACGTGATCGAGCAGTACGGCGCCGGCTGCGTGGTCGAAAACATCCAGCTCGTCGACGACGCACCGGCTGCTGCGCAGGGTGGTGCATGACGAACCCGTTCCGCCAACACTTCCAGCGCACTGTCGCGGCGAAGGCCGCGCGCGGCACGCCGGCGGGCGTCGGCGGGCTGCGCGACGACTCGGCGTACACGCTGATGCTGGCGCAGCTCGACGAGCATCGCCGCGCGCTGAAGGCCGTCGAGTCGCTCGAGCGCAAGGCCGATCTGAAGCGGCAATTCCTGCCGACGTACGACGCCTGGGTCGCGGGCGTGCTGGAGGGTGCCGCCGGCGCGCAGGACGACGTGCTAATGACGATCATGGTCTGGCGCGTCGACGTCGGTGACTTCCGCGGTGCGCTGGAGATCGGCGCGTACGCGCTGCGGCACGGCCTGCCTCTGCCGGACCAGTACAAGCGCAGCACACCGTGCCTGCTCGTCGAGGAATTCGCCGAGGCCGCGCTGCGCGCACATCGCGCAGGCGCGCCGATCCAGGTCGAGCCGCTGCTCGAAATCGAGCAGCTGACGACGGGCGCCGACATGCCCGATGAAGTGCGCGCGAAGCTGCACAAAGCGATCGGCTACGGGCTCACCGCCGCCGAGCCGGCGCGTGCCCTGGACCACCTGCGCCGCGCGCTGCAGCTCTTCGCGAACGTCGGCGTGAAGAAGGACATCGAGCGGCTCGAGCGCGAACTGAAGAACTCTGCCAGCGGGGGCCAGCGCGGCCCCGACGGCTGATACCAAGCGTACCCCGCGCACCAGGCGGCACGGGGCCGTAGCCGGCACTGTCCGCGCGAAAGCCCCGTCCACCGCCTCACCTTTTCAACATGACGAGCCCGACCATGTCCTTTGTCTCGACCCCGCCGCTGGCGCAGCCGCCGCGAACCTCTGCGCCGCCGATTGCGAACGACGCGTTCTACCCGGACGTGTCGCTCGAACACGCACGCGACACCATGCGCCTCGACGGATCCGTGACCGATACCCGTTTGCGGCACGAGCTGCTCGCGGCAATCGCCAGCGTCAATGACGAATTGCGCGCGGCGCGCGCGGCGTGGCGCGATGCCGGCTTCGCGCGGCTCGCCGATGTACCGGCCCACCAGCTCGACGGCGAAAGCGTGCTGCTGCAGCACTACCGGCGCGCCGTGTACTGCCTAGCAAAGGCGACGCTCATCGAGCGGTACCGCGATTACGACACGACCGGCGACGGTGCACGCCGCGCCGACGAGCTGGAGCCTCAGAGCGACGAACTACGCCGCGATGCGCGCTGGGCGATCAGCGACATCGTCGGCCGGCCGCGCGTGACCGTGGAGCTCATCTGATGCGAGCAACGTACCGAATCCGTCGCCTGCCGCAGGACCGCGTCATTGATGACCGACACGTCGCGGCACCGTTTCAAGTTCAACGCCGCATCGCGGGACTCTTCTGGCGCGAAATCGCTCTGTGCTCCGACCTCGACACTGCGTCGTTGATGCTGCAGGCCGCAGTACGCGCGCGTCGGCTGGCGTCATTGAAACCGCGGCTCGTCGCCCATTACGGTGCGGATGGTCAGGAGCTGTCCTGATGTGGGTGCGCGCGCTCCAGGGCGAAACCGTCGACGCACTGTGCTGGCGCGTGCTCGGCCGCACGCGCGGTGTCGTCGAGGCGGTGCTCGAGCTGAACCGGGATCTCGCGCAGTACGGCCCGATCCTGCCTCACGGGCTGCTCGTCGAGCTACCCGACGAACCACCGCAAGCGGCGCAATCCGGCGCCGAGCGGCTCCAGTTATGGGACTGAGAATGGCTGAACCTATTTCCACGTCGTCCGCGACGACCGCGGCGCTCGGTGTCGCGACGCTGTCGCTGTTTCCCGGCGTCGACGCCAATGTCGTCATGGGTGCCTTCGCCGGCTCGCTGCTATTCGTGATGACCGCGGCCGACCCGTCGATCCCGAAACGCGTCGCGTTCTTCGTGATCTCGTTCGTGGCGGGGTGCCTGACCGCGGACCTGTTCGCAGCCGGGCTCGACGCCGTGCTTCCCGCGCGAATCGAAGTTCACGCCGGCATCGGCGCACTGATCGCCTCGGCACTCGTCGTGAAGCTGCTGCTGTGGCTGATCGCGCAGGCCGACGCGCCCGATCGGTTGCTGAACGTGTTCAAGGGGAGGGAAAAGTGATGCTCACGGCCGTCTACGTGCTGCTGTGCGCCGCGCTCGCGCTGCGTCTCGTGATTTTTCGCCGCGGCACGAGCGCCCACCGACCTCTCGCGTCGTGTCTCGCCTACGCACTCGCGGTTGCCGCCGGCGCCGCGCCCATTCGCGCCGCGTTCGGCATGCTGCCGCCGGCGAATGTGGCTGACACCGTCCTCGTCGGCGTCTTGTGCCTGGCCGTGTACGGCGTGCGCGGCAACGTCGTCGAGCTGTTCCACCGCGGCAATCCGCGCGACTCGCTGATCGCGCGTGTGCTGCAGTTCAAACCGTGGGGGCGCCATGTATAAAACCCTGCGCCTGGGCGACCGCGGCGCCGACGTCGCCTACCTGCAGCGCCAGCTCATCGCGGCCGGCGCGCGCATCGACGCCGACGCACTCTACGGCAGCGCGACGCGCGGCGCCGTGGTGGCGTTCCAGGCGTCGCACGGCCTGGTCGCCGACGGCATCGCGGGCCCGAAGACGTGGGCGGCACTGGCAGCCGGCCGGCGCGATCCGCGGCACCTGACTGATGCGGATCTGCAGCGCGCGGCCGATCGGCTGAAGGTCGATCTCGCGGCCGTGCGCGCAGTCAACGAAGTCGAGTCGCGCGGCGCCGGCTTTTTGCCGGACGGCCGTCCTGTGATCCTGTTCGAGCGGCACATCATGTATCGGCAGCTCGCGGCCGCGGGCCTGGACGCCGACGCGCTCGCGGCGAAGTATCCGGGCGTCGTCAACCCGAAGCCCGGCGGCTACGCCGGCGGCACGGCGGAATACGCGCGCCTGGCGACCGCGTCGCAGATTTCCGCAGCGTGCGCACTCGAAGCGGCGAGCTGGGGCGGGTTCCAAATCATGGGCTTTCACTGGAACCTGCTCGGCTATCCGGACGTGTTCTCGTTCGTCGAGGCGATGAAGGTCAGCGAAGCCGAGCACCTCGAGGCGTTCGTGCGCTTCATCCTCGCCGACAAAGCGCTGCTCGCCGCGTTGCGCAGCCGGAAATGGGCCAAGTTCGCCGAGCTGTACAACGGCCGCGATTACGCCGATCACCTGTACGACGTGAAGCTCGAACGGGCCTTCGAGCGCTACAGCCGGGCAGTCGCATGACGGGCGGCGCTCGCACTCTCGTCGCCGGCGCGATCGCGCTCGCCGCGGCGGGTGTCGTCATCGCGGTCCAGCATGCGCTCCTGGTCAGCGCCGGCCAGCACGCCGACGATCTCGCGCGCGACTTGCGCGAGCGAACAGCCGAGCGCGACGCGGCGCGTCGCGACGTGAAGATCGTCACGCGGTACGTCGGCCGTGTCCGGATCGTCCGCGAAAAGGGCGACACCATCGTCAAGGAGGTACCCGTTTATGTGGATCGCGAAGCTGATCGCGCCTGTGTTGTTCCTCTCGGGTTTGTGCGCGTGCACGACGCAGCCGCCGCCAATGTGCCGGTGGGACATCCCGGAAGCACTGATGCGGCCGCCGCGGGCGTTGCACTCTCTACCGTCGCCGCGACCGTCGCCGATAACTACACCACCTGCCACGAAAACGCCGAACAGCTGATCGCTCTGCAGGCGCGAGTGCGTGACGCCGAGAAGGAGGCGCCGTGAACAAACCGAACAGCCTGCGCGCAGCGCTGACGGCCGCCCTGCCCGAGTTCGCGCGCGATCCGGACCGGCTGCACATCTTCATCGAACACGGGTCGATTGCCGTCACCGCAGCGAATTCACTGTCGTTCGAGTATGCGTACACGCTCGACATCGTCGTGACGGATTACGCCGGACACTCGGATCACCTGATGGTGCCGATCATCGCGTGGCTGAAGGTTCACCAGCCGGAGCTGCTGCTGAACCGCGACCTCTGCCGCGATGGGTTCAAGTTCCAGGCCGAGTTGCTGGACAATGGGAAGTCCGATGTCGAAATCCTGCTGAAGCTTACGGAGCGCGTCGGTGTCACCGAGCGGCCGGACGGATTCGAGATCCGCCACTTTGGCGAGCCGCCGATCGCGGGAACGTGATGGCGGATCGTCTCTCGCGCGCTGAGGAATGGGCGTCCGGCCTGCTGGGCCAGCTCACGAGTGCGCAGCGTGCGCGCCTAGCGAAGGAACTCGCGGCCGAACTGCGCCGGCGCCAGTCGCGACGCATCGCAGAAGCCCGCAACCCGGACGGCAGCAGATACGCGCCGCGCAAGCCGCAGGCGCGGCGCAAGAAGGGCCGCATCCGGCGCGCGATGTTCCAGAAGTTGCGCACCGCCCGCTTCCTGAAAACTGCTTCGAGCGCTGACGCGTCGGTGCTGCATTTCACGCGCGACGTCGAGCGCATCGCACGCGTGCATCAGGAGGGCCTGCGCGATCAGGTGCAGCGCGACGGCCCAATCGCTCAGTATCCGGCACGCGAGCTGCTGGGTCTCGCGGACGCCGACATCATGCGAATCGCCGACGTCGTCCTCGATTTTTTGTCGCGGTAGATTTCGCTCGGTCGTGCAGCGTCGGACCTGATTGCGATCTGCCAAAAAACATGTTTCATTCGGTCAGCTTCGCGACCGTGATCGCATACTTTCAGACTACTCCTATGTGCCTGCACGATTCGATAAAGAGGGACTTACTGCATATCAGAAATGCAATTCAGATTCTTCGCGCGTCACGAAACCAGTTTGCGTCAGAAACCCGGATTGCTGAACCAAAGTACTGGCGCGAGAGGCTTTACGCCATTCGTGACTTGGCCGAACGCCACAATTTTCGAACACTGCAGCTCGAAGCAGACGAACTGATACTTGAGACTGAAGAGCTCGAACATTAGGCTGACAAATGTCAATGGTTGTCACAGGCTCCCACACAACATGTTGTGCATGCCCCCTGGGCGCGCGCGCGGCATCCTTGCCGCATGGATGATTTTGCTGACCTGAATCGCCGCCTCGAAAGCCTGTTGCGCGAGGGCACCGTGATCGACGTCGACCACGGTGCCCGCCGCGTGCGCGTTGAATCGGGCGGGCTACAAACCGACTGGATTCGTTGGCTGGTGCAGCGAACCGGCAACAGTATCGTGTGGGACCCACCGTCGATCGGCGAACCCGGACTGCTGCTGTGTCCGTCGGGTGAGCCGACCACCGGTCTGTTCCTGCCTGGCGTGTACTGCGACGGTCACGACGCACCCAGCTCGAATCCGCACGAACACGTGCGCATGTACGGCGACGGCGCACGTATCGCATACGACTTCGCGGCTCACGCGCTCACCGCCACGCTGCCCGCCGGCGCGACTGTGCATGTCGTCGCGCCGGGCAGCGTCACGGTCGAAACCAACAGCGCAACCGTCAAGGCAAAGACTGTCACCCTCGACGCCGACGATACGACCGTGACGGGCGCGTTGCTTGTGAAGGGACCACTCACATTCGAATCCGGCGCGACAGGCAAGAATGGAGGCGGCACGGGCTCGCGCGCCGTGATCGAGATCGAGGGCAGCGCCCACTTCACCGGCGTCGTATCAGCAGACGTCGACGTGCAGTCGCAAAATGTGAGCCTCGTGAAGCACCCGCACCAGGCGCAAGGCGAATTCGCGCAGACCTCGAAACCGCTCGCGGGTGGCGCATGATGGGCATGAACGCACGCACTGGCCGCGCGATCGCCGGCCAGGCCCACATTGAGCAATCCGCCGCGGACATCCTGTTCACGCCGCTCGGCACACGCGTCATGCGGCGCGACTACGGTTCGCTCCTGCCCGCGCTGATCGACGGGCCGGTCAATCCGCTGATGCGCATGCGGGTGATGGCGGCGTCGGTCATGGCGCTGGCACGCTGGGAGCCGCGAATTCAGGTCAATCAGGTGGATTTCGCCGCCACCGGCGGCGACGGCGGTGCCGTGCTCGAGTTGCATGGCGAGCGCACCGACGGCCCGCGCGCCGGCACGCCGTTCTCCATGCGCCTGCCGACGACGAGTGGCCGCATTGCAAGTCGAGGTGTGGCATGAGAACGACGCCGATCGACCTGTCACAGCTCCCGGCGCCGGACATCGTCGAAGAGCTGGACTACGAGACTATCTTCGCCGAGAAGAAGGCCCGGCTCATTTCCCTGTACCCGAAGGAACAGCAGGACGAGATCGCGGCCGCGCTCGAGCTCGAATCCGAGCCGATGGTCAAGCTGCTGCAGGAAGGTGCCTACGAAAAGATGCTGCTGCTCGCGCTGGTGAACGAGAAGGCGCGTGGCTTGCTGCTCGCGTACGCGAAGGGCACGACGCTGGAGCATCTCGGCGCCCTGTTCGATGTCGAGCGTCTGCTGATCTCGGCCGGCGACCCGGACAACGGCATCGATCCGGTCTACGAGGACGATGACAGCCTGCGCGAGCGCATCCAGCTCGCGCCGCGCGGCTTTTCGGTGGCCGGCCCCGACGATGCGTACGTGTTCCACGCACGCGCGGCGGATGGGCGTGTGAAGGCGGCGACCGCGTACAGCCCATCGCCGTGCGTGATGGTCGTCACGATCCTATCGCGCGAAGGCGACGGCACCGCCAGCGAGGAACTGCTCGACATCGTCCGGAAGAACCTCGAAAAGAAGCGCCCGCAGGCCGACGAGGTCATTGTCCAGAGCGCGAAGATCGTGCCGTACGCGATCCGCGCGACGCTGCGCTTCTTCAACGGACCGGACCGCGCCGTTGCGATCGCTGCGTCGCGGAAGAACGCCCAGCAGTTCGCCGATGCAATGCACCGTCCTGGTTCCGAGATCACGGTGGACGGTCTGTATGCATCAATGCGTGTGGCCGGCGTCCAAAAGGTGCTGCTCGACACACCGGCCAACGGCGTGCCGATCGCGATCGACGAGGCGCCGTACTGCACCGGTATCGAGCTGGTCGACGGCGGGGTAGCTGATGAATAAACCGACCCGTTCACTGTTGCCGCCGAATGCGACGGCGCTCGAGCGACGCCTCGCCGAAGCTAATGCGGACCTGCTCGACATCCCGGTCGAGCTCGACACGCTAATGGACCCGGACCGGATCCCGCTGCGCTTTCTGCCGTGGCTCGCGTGGCACATGGGCGTAGACACGTGGCGCGACGAATGGCCCGAGCAGGTGAAGCGCGCGCGCGTGAAATCTGCAATCCGCATCGCC